TCAAGAAATTTTACAAAAATCATCTTTGGCTAGTGCAAATAAAGAGTATTTTGAAAAACAAGTATTTCCCGCAGTTGAGTCTGGCACTATAGGTGGCAATGAACTTAGGGATTATGCAAAAGCATATAGTCAGGCTTTTAAGACAAACATAATACCGTTAGCAAGGGGTGGCATGGTTCCTAAATACTATGCTTCAGGTGGATACTCTAAAGGTACCGATACAATTCCAGCAATGCTTACCCCTGGAGAATTTGTTGTTCGTAAAAATGCCGTTGATTCTTTTGGGGTAAATAGTCTTAATAAAATAAATGATGGCTCATACGGAGGGTCTTCAGTGTATAATTATAGTCTAAACGTTAATGTTAAATCTGATTCAAGTCCCGACGATATTGCAAAAACCGTTATGACTCAGATTAAACGAATTGACAGTCAAAGAATTAAGACTCAAAGAGGGGCATAATGGCAACAGCAGCATACGTTTCAGGCAGAAAGCGCTATCAGAGACCACAGGCAATACTTTGGTCAGAGAATGCTGGAACACTAACTGATGGGCTTTACGTGCCAACTGGACAAGAAATAGGGGCAGATCCAGCCCTTACCGCAGGCGGTATTGATCAATTTTTAATATTGTCAGATCACAATAGATCAGAAATGTCATTTAATTCAGAAAGAATAGAAAAACGTGAAAGAACAATTAATGGTCGCATGAGGTCTTATCACATTGCAGATAAACTTACAATGAGTGTATCTTGGAATAATTTGCCATCCCGTGCCTATTTAGACGTTGCAGACTTTAATGCAAGTGGAGTATCACCAAGAAAAAATACAACAGGAGAATACACTTCTGATGGTGGTGCAGGCGGAATGGAAATATTAGATTGGTATGAAAATCATAAGGGTCCATTTTGGATGTTTTTGGCATATGATAAATATAAAAATTTTGGAGATAATGATGGTGCGTTTGGAAATTTAGGAAAGTATAATCAAATAATTCAAGTTTATTTTTCAGACTTTAATTATTCAGTTGTAAAACGTGGCGGCAGCAATCATGATCTTTGGAATATATCGGTAATGCTGGAAGAGGTCTAAAGTGTTTGTTAGTGAAGCATTAAAGACCCATTTTGAAACATCTGCAACAATTCAAACAAGATCTTTAGTCTTGGCTGAATGGAATATGAATATGCCAGATAACATTTTTTATGTTGGAAATTACAGATACAGACCAACTGGCTCAGAGGTAAAATATCAAACCCTCCCATCATCTTTTGATCAATTAGATGAAGGCGACTATTATACAGACGCAACAGATTCTGAAATATCTATAGATGGTGGGGTAGATAATCAAGACCTGCCACAACAATTTACATCTATAGAACAAAAAAGAAAACTATTATATTCACTAGAGGATTGCTTAAAGCCATTTAGACCTAGGTCAGGAATTAATAAACCTTTATTTTTTTATAATAACAAGCAATACCTTGCAAATTCTGGAGCATTTTTAGCACAAAGACCAAGATATTATATGTCTTCAAGATATGACCAATTTAAGTATTGGAATTCATATAGAAAAGAAAATGATGTAGAGCGTGGAATTGCAAGAAATATATCAAATGGTTTATTTTATATTGATGATGCTGTTCCGTTTGTAGTATATAAAGAAGATGTTCCAACAAATAGAATTATTGTTAAAATGCAAACTAATGTTGGAAACGTAGACCTAACAAACTTTATTAATTTTTCATCAACAACCCCAGACCCACTTTATGGAGATGCCAACAAGACAACACCTAAAAGATGGAAAATACAATATTTAAAAAATAATAATTGGGTAGATGCCTATTCATTTGATGAGAATTCAACAAGAGCAGACGGTAGTCAAATAATACAACCAGATGGATATGTAGAATTAGAGTATGGACTAATCATTCCAGATGCCTATAAAGAAAATTTTGTTTTTGCAGAAACTTATTCATCAGGAACACTTTTACCAGAAACATCAATAGATGGATATGCTTATTTAGTTAGAGAAAATGAATTTAACATTGGTAGATTTTTTGTTTGGAGTGATGCAATATCTAACTATGAAACCTTTATTCCAACATATGGCTGGACACTTGGATCTGAATCAATTAATTCACAAACTAATTTTGTTAAAGATCTTGTATCTCCCGTAGCATTTGCTGATTTAGCAACTAGAGAAATTAAATATAGAGAGTTTGAATATATCCGTGGAATTAGAATTGTTGTAGAGTTAATGAATAAAAATGAATCTACTTTTGATTTAATTGAAATGTCTCCCAGACTTGTTGTAGATATATCTGATGATGTTATTGAGTATGAAGTAAAAAAATCTCTTTCTGATATCGGAAACACATCTTTACCAGTTGGTCAATTATTAGCATCTACTGGTTCTATTTCTATATTTGATGCAGAGCAAGCCTTTAACCCTAACAACACAAACAGTATTATTAAAGATTATTTAAGAAAAAATATTAAATTTAATTTTTATGAACAAATTTTAAATGTAGATGGATCAGATTATTCTGTTCCAATAAAAACTTTATACTCAGAAGGAATGCCACAATCTGACGTAACTGGCGGAACGTTGTCTTTAGAATTAAGAGATTTTTATTTCTTTTTAGAATCAATGCCTGCTCCAAGAATGCTTGTTACAGAAGTTTCATTAAGTTATGCTATATCGCTATTGCTTGATTATATTGGTTTTACTAATTATTCTTTTAAAAGAGTTGATGATGAAAATGATCCAATCATTCCATATTTTTTTATAGCCCCTGACCAAAACGTTGCAGAAGTGTTAAATCAACTTGCAATATCAACACAGACGGCAATGTTTTTTGATGAATACAACAACTTTATAGTAATGAGTAAAGACTATTTAATGCCAACAGAAGATATGCGTAGCACTGACATACAATTATTAGGAAATAATAATCAATCTGTTTCTGGCATTACTGAAAATCAAACTACATCAAACATACCAAACATTATTTCTGCAAGCAGTGAAGATAAAAAAGTATTTAATGATGGCAAAATAAGTTATACAACTAGATATATTCAAAGATCTTACGGGTCAATTAGACAATCATCAATGATTGATAAAGAAAAAACTTGGATATATAAGCCAGTGTTGTTGTGGGAGGCTTCTGGAACTAACTCAACAAAAACAGTAAACGAATTAGCATCAAAACAAAGTAACTATGTTTTAGGAGCAATGCCATTAAACTCTGACTTGTCTATTGAATTGCCAACGGTAGTTGGTGGAGTAGTAACAAATAATATTATTGACATTGGAGAAAACGTATACTGGTTAACAAGATATCAGGGGTACCTATATTCTAATGGTGAAATAATTAGATATGATGCAGCACAATTTAATATTACTGGAACTGGAAACGTTTGGATTTCAAATAACCAAGAATACCAAAAGTATTTTGCATCGCTTCCATTTAATGGAAAAATATATCCAACTGGATTAATTCGTATTTTTTCAACACCATATTATGAATCAGTTGGTGGTATTACAAGATTACAGCCAGGAGCAGTTTATGAACATGGTCGTAGTCAATTTGGCACACAGGTTGCACCACATTTTGCTGGTATCAATTCGTATTGGTCTAACAATGAGAATGTCCGTGGATGTGACATGGAGTCACAATATTTATTTACAACACAAATTAATCCTACGCTACCGTCAACCACAACTGGCGCAGCAGGAGTTAATAATGATTTAGCAAGACAAACATCTAGAAATAGTATTATTAAAAATTATATGGCTACAAGTTATTTTACAGAAACAGAAGTAAACAGTTTAAAGTCAACGCAATCTGGAACAATTCAATCTTCTGCTTTAATCATGAATGGACCATCTTTTAAAAGCACAGAAACTCCAATTGACTTTGTTTCTTATGTTTATAAGAATTTAAATAGTGCGTATAAACATTTTGGAACAAGAATGCGGGTAGTGGGAAAGGTTGAAAATAGCGAAACTAGAAGTCAAACCCCAATTGGAAGCATGCCATACTATCAAATTAGTGGAGTCCAGCCAAATCAAAGCATTAGCATTGGCGGCGGATCTGGCGGACTAGCGGTTATGATAAACCCAGAAACAAATAATGGATATTATTTTGAAGTTGTTGCCTTAACAGAAAACAATGTAGAGTCATATTTAAATTTAAATAAAAATAATCAATCTAATATATCAATTAATAATATTATATTTTATAAAATTAAAAAAGAAAGTTCTTCTAATAATGCAATTCCAGTAAAACTATGGGGTGGTCTTAGCAAAATTTTAGTAGATGATGGAAAGTTTGCAGGTCAGTACAGGGTTTCTGGAGAAGAAAACTCAACGGTATATGATTTATCAGTAGAATATCAAGACATAGGAAGTACTCGAAGATTTTTCTTGTATATTAATAATCAAATAGTTCAAGTTGTAGACGATACGGATCCACTTCCAATTTACAACAATATGGCTTTATTTACTCGTGGGTCCTCAAGGTGCATGTTTGAAAATATTTATGCTTTATCAGAAAATTATTCTCAAAACTCAAGTGCTTTAGTCGGAGAAACTTTATCATCTGCATTTGGAGATAAAGAAATTAGCATTAACGAATCATTTAGAAAATATGCAATGAGCGGAATTGTTCAATCAACATACCTGTCTGGTATTAGCGCTCAACAACCACCAAAATATAATATGTATTTTGAAGAATTTGGGTCAATTATGCGTGAGTGTGCATATTTTAATATTAAGTATGATCGTGCATATCCAGCACTTTATGCTCAATTATCACCAACATTTAATAGAATTAAAAGTTATACAGTTTCTGGTTTCTATGCAGATTCTTATGGAGCAGAGTTTTTAATTTTTAATTCAACAGACTCTGCAATTAACTTAGATGAAACAACTGGAAACTACTTAAGAATTCAAGGCATTGCATTTACACAAGACACCACTCATGAATTATCTGTTGATGAATACTTTAAAAAACGTGGCAATCTTTCAGACCCGCCATTTCAAGGTAACTCACTAACTTATTCTCCATTGATTGAAAAAGATAAATACGATCAGATTAAACTAAGTAGATTAATTTATGGAAAAAATGAATTTTCAATAGATACTCCATATATACAAACACAAGATGATGCTGAGGCATTAATGGGTTGGATTATTAACAAGGTCATGACTCCTAAAAAATCTGTAGGGTTAAAACTATTTGCTATGCCAACACTTCAGTTAGGAGATATTGTAACTATTGATTATAAAAACTCTGATAATATAGATTTAATATCTTCTTCAGGTAATAGGTTTGTAGTATATAATATTGATTATTTAAGAAATTCTAATGGTCCAGATATGACCGTTTATTTAAGCGAGGTATAAAATGTCAAATAGTCTATCGCCCACACCAAATACACCATTAAATATAAACCAAATGCTTACATCTTCTAATGCAAATTTAATTAAAACTGCTACACCAGATATTGTTTTGTTTGATGACGACTCAGTTCCAACAGAGCAAATGGCTGATCTAATATTTGAAAATATTGGTGGACAAGAATTAATAAATATAGCAAGAAACGACACTATCAATGGTCAAAACATATCTTATCAACCAATAAAAAATATTAGATCAATACAGCAATCATATAACCCAAACAATATTTTAGGATTACAAAAAACCTCAGACAAGTATTTTTCTGGATTTTCTATTAGGTTTGATCAAAAAGCCCCAAACGAAGGTAATGGATTAAATGGTACTAACGTTTATATTGACAACTCTGGCAATTTAGTAATAGAGGCTATTGGTTTAAACAATGACGAGCAACTTGAGGTTCAATTAAGCACCAGTGGTACAATATATAGTATACAATTTGACGGGAATGAATCATGATAACTGATGCTGGAAAATCCATTATTGGTAAATACCTGCTTGGTCAGGCTCCAGCCTATGCTTCATATATTGCTATTGGGTGTGGTCCAACGCCACTAGATACCGCAGATACACAAGGTGACTTTTCTCTTAAAGAAAATCTTGATTTTGAAATGTTCCGTGTTCCTATTTCTTCAAGAGGTTTTGTAAAAGAAAATAATATTGATAAAATTGTTTTAACGGCAGAATTGCCAACAGAGGAAAGATATGAAATATCAGAAGTGGGTCTGTATTCTGCTGGATCCAATCCATCTGCTGGAGCATATGACAGTAAGACGGTCTTTGCTTTTACTGCTGGAGAAAATTGGCAACATCATACTGTTGCTGCTGCTACTGAAATTAATACTTTTACAGCACCATTAGACGATGAAGAAGATGATAATATTATTGCAATTGCAGATACAGTTTTTCAAACAAATGCCGATAACTCAATATTTTTTAAAACATCTCGTGCAAGCAGATATGAAAGATGTAGATTTTTAAATAACATTATTTTAATTCAAGGTGATGATGCAGATTTAACAATTAGCGAAGAAAGTGGTCCAACAGAAGATCACTTTGTAATTGAATCAGGATCAAACCATATACATTTAACTGGCCCACAAGTTGATTTTAGCAGAAACTCTCCTAAAGATGAATTAAGATTGGCATTTTCTTTAGTAAGTAAAAATGGAAGTTCTTCTGCAATTCCAGACACCATTAGGGTTTTAGTAGACTTTTCATCAACAGATGCTGGTTCTGGAGAATTTGCAAGATTTGAAGCAGAAATAGATCATGCAGATTCTGGTAACACAGAATCAAGTCAAGATTTTGAAACAAATAGATATTTTGTTGTATCTAAAGAACTACAAGAACTATACACAACTGCAAATTTTACTTGGGATGCCGTAACAGTTGTTAAAATTTATGCTTGCGTTATAGATGCTGGGGTGCCGTCAGAAGATTATTATATTGCCCTAGATGCAATGAGATTAGAAAACACCCAAACATATAATCCACTTTATGGACTAACTGGGTATTCTGTTGTTAAAAATGACAATGCAGAAACAATTATAAAGTCTCCTAATACTAGCAATTATGTAGAATTTAGATTTACAGTTGGTGTTTCTTAATGGCTGATGCAGGTATTAAAAAATTAACTATTCCTAAAAATCAATTACCGCCTGTGGGAGACAATAACGAATATGTAGTAAGGTATAGGGTTATTTCTGAAGATAAAAACAGATACTCTCATTGGTCTCCAATATTTTCAGCAACCGCTTTAGAAATTGAAGAAGTTGACGGTGAATTAATTGTTAGTGGAAACACCTCTACGGTTATTTGGGGAGATGAAAACACTAGACCCAAATATGATATATTTGTAAAATTTGATGGAGGAAGTTATGCATATCACGGAACTTCCCCAATTCACACGTATAGTTTTATTAATACTGGCACAACGAATGTTAGAGCAGCCATACAGGTTGAAGGTATTAACAAAGTAAGAAATGCTGAATTAACTATATTTGAATCAAGTATAGTTTCTTTGGTATAATTAAACAGGAGGAATAATGGCAAAAATACCGCTACCAGAGCGTGGGCAACCATTAGATGTTACTTATATCTATGAGTTGGCTAAAACTATTAATGATTTATCTACAGAAGTTTCTTCTGCAGCATATAATTTTACAAGCATTGATAATGGTCCATCAATTAAAGAAACTATAAAAACATCAAATGCAAGAGTTGTTGGTGGATATGTAGAAATCTTTACGAACAGTATTGTAAGTGCGGGTAACGAAAGAGCATTTACTTATTCATTCCAGAATGACTTTAAATTCCCTCCAATAGTTACAGCAACAGCATTAAACATTGGAAATACAGAGGCTGGTCAAAACGTTACAGTTGTTTTACAAAAACCAACTACGTCTAAGGTTGATGGGTTTGTAAGGTTTGGAGCATCTGGAAACCTATCTCTTGCCGTTAATTTAATTGCTGTTGGTATTCCAAACTAAAAGTTAATTATGCTTTTTTGTAAAAAATGTGGTGGGCGATTGTTTGTTGACAGACAATATACAAGCATTCAACACATAGAAACATATTGCGTTAGATGTGGAACTAGAAAATTTTTTCACCCACCTATGGAAAGCGGAGAGGGTAAATGGTTACTGGAAAAGGAATTATTGAGAGCGAAATTTACAATAACGACTCTGTAATAAAGGGAAGTAAAAAAATATGGTTTCTTAACGGGGACTTAGTAAGACTCTATCATAGTTCCAGATCTACTGGATTAGTTTCTGTGTATAATATTACTAAAGATAGAATTGAAACTTGTTTACGTACAGATTTTAGAAAGAATAGAGAAAAGGCTTATACCGTTGCTGAGACTGCTAAGTTAATTAATCGTCATAGAAAATATATGCCAACATTAATGAAAAAAGGAGTTATCCCCCCACCAATAGGGTCAAGACTAAATGGTCAAAGGGGATGGCAAATAAGATCTTATTATTCAGAAAGCACGGTACAGGCAATTCGTGATATACTGGCATCTATACATATGGGGCAACCAAGAAAAGATGGACTAGTAACAAATAACATGACGCCAACTAATCAAGAGTTGACACGGCGAATGGGAAAAGGTATACTTACATATACAAGAACAGATGACGGAAGGTATATTCCTATCTGGTCAGAGAATATTTAAAACAAGAAAAGGTGGGGTAATGGAAAACGAAAATACAAAAGTATCGGTAGCGCTTGGATATACTCTTAATTTAGGAAATTTTCAGTCATTAAGACTTGATCTTGGGGTTGTTGATTCTAAACGTGATAGTGAAAATACAGAGCAGGCTTTTGATAGGGTCTATAAGTTTGTTGAAGATAAACTAACAGAAAAAATTAAAGAGGCACAACTAGAGGCTGACAGCGACAATTAATGGCTGATCGCAAAGACCGTATGGCTTTGCTTAGTAGGTATAGTAAATTGCACACAGCAAAATACGAGCAAAAGCCATCTTTAAACTTAAACGTAGAGCAATGGTCTGCTGATTCACTTATAGAATCTTACGGCATTTCTGGTTGTTACGATTTACTAGAGTATTATTTTACTGTTGCACAAGATCCAAGTTGGAACTATTTTGCTTATAATGCAGAAAAAATTCTTAATGGTAAAATAGATGTAGAAAAAGATATTAAAGAAAGAACAGAGCGCAGGAAATTAGCAAGAAGGTGGCTTAGTGAATAATACAGAAGCAAAAGTTATTTCAGCATTACTACAAGATAAGCAAATGCATGTATTGTTGCAAGCCAACGTAGAAAATCTTCTTAGAACCCATAGTGATGTATGGAACTTTATTCGTTTATATTTTGATAATAATGGATCAATACCGCCAGCATCCTTAGTTATAGAAAAATTTAGAGACTTTCAACCAGTAGATGGTGTTGGTGCCACTAAGCATCATCTTGAAGAATTACAAACTGAATATTTAAATGATAGCCTTAAAGACATTTTAAGATCTGCAGCAGGTGAAGTACAAGTTGGAAATGGCACAGAAGCACTCAATGGTCTTATTACAAAGACATCTGAGTTAAAGAAAAACACTTCTGCTATACGTGATATTGATGCCACAGATCTTGATTCTGCCATTGCATACTTTGAAAAAATTCAAGAGCAAAAATTAACTGGTCAAGTTGGAATTAAAACAGGTTTGCCAGGATTTGACAACTACCTACCTTCTGGAATTATGCCAGGACAACTAGGTGTCTTTTTGGCTTATCCTGGAATTGGTAAATCATGGCTAGCACTTTACTTTGCAGTCCAAGCATGGAAACAGGGTAAATCTCCATTAGTCATATCTCTTGAAATGTCTGAGACAGAGGTTCGTAATCGTGTATTTGCAATTATGGGTGAAGGTCTTTGGTCTCATCGTAAACTAAGCAATGGCGAAGTAGAACTTGATATGCTAAAGAATTGGCATGCTAACAAAATAGCAGGTAGGCCAGAGTTTCATATTATCTCAAACGATAATGGTGGAGAGGTAAACCCATCTGTAGTTCGTGGAAAGATTGATCAATACAAACCAGACTTTGTTATTGTTGACTACCTGCAACTTATGTCTCCAAACCAAAAATCGGATAATGAAACGGTACGTATGAAAAACCTTTCAAGAGAACTTAAACTTATGGCTATTGGCGAAGAAGTTCCTATTATTGCTATTTCATCCGCTACACCTGATGATGTAAAAGATTTAAGTAGCGCTCCAACACTTGGTCAAACAGCATGGTCTAGACAGATTGCTTATGATGCTGACTGGGTAATGGCATTAGGTCGTGCTACCAATAGTGATATTATTGAGTGTGTATTTAGAAAAAATAGAAATGGTTTTATGGGAGATTTTTTAGTGCAGGTAGATTTTGACAAAGGTTACTATAGATATAAAGACTATGAGGATAAATAATGTTTAATAAAAAGAAAAAGATTATCTTTCAACCATATCTTGAAAATATTGAACTAGTAGCAGATCATCCAAGCCCAGGATATAGGCATGTTCCTAATTGGTATAAAAAACAAAAACTTTATTCTAACAATGAAAATAAATATTTTAATGCTTTTAAAAAATCTCTTTTTGTACAAACCTATAAAATGTGCACTCCGCTAGTTGACTCAATTACTTCTGGTTATATGATTACATTGCCAGCAGACATTATTGTTGTTAACAAATCATCAGAAGGATACAGCCCTCATATTTCTTGGAATGTTAGTTTTGAAATTGCAGATACACAATCACTAGAGGTACTTGGAAACTATCCATCACCAGAGGGATTTTTCCCACAACTTTATAGGTGGAATCCAGAGTGGATTATAAAAACTCCTGCAGGTTATAGTTTATGGGTAACTCATCCTTCTCACAGATACGATCTTCCATTTTTTACATTAAATGGGTTTGTAGATACAGATAAACATCCAAATAAATTATTATTTCCATTTTTTATTAAAAATGGTTTTGAGGGTATTATAGAAAAAGGAACTCCAATTGTTCAAATTATTCCAATTAAAAGAGATTCTTGGATTACAAAATTAAACAATTTTAGTAAAAAAAATATTTTAATTAGTGCTGACAATGTAAATTCTAAATTTGAAAGATTTTATAAGCATAACTATTGGACAAGTAAAAAATATGAATAATATTTATACAGAGCAACAAATTCTTCGTGTTCTTAATGGTGCGGGTATTGACATAGAGGCAGAGTTTGGTAATGACTTTATTATTTATTGTCCATATCACAATAACACAAGAACTCCTGCTGCAGAGGTTGCAAAAGATAGCGGCTTGTTCTTTTGTTTTGGATGTCAAACCACAAAAAATCTTGAAGAATTTGTTATGTTTATAACTGGTAGAACTTATTTTGAGGCAGCACGATATATAAAAAGCAAACAAACAGAAACAAATATTGAGAGTGTAATTAATAAAACAATGTATGCTGCACCAGACTTTGTTCAATACGACGAAGTATTAATTAAACGATTAAATAATCAAGCACTTGAATCACCAAGAGCAATTAGATATTATACTAGCAGATCTATAACAGAAGGTTCAGTTAAAAAATTTGTACTTGGCTATTCAGAAAAACAAGATATGGTAACTATTCCTGTTCATTCTCCAGATGGATTAACTCTTGGTTTTGTTGGTAGATCTGTAGAGGGTAAAGAGTTTAAGAATACTCCAGGACTTCCAAAAGGTAAGACACTATTTAATTTACATAGAGTGAAAGCATCTAGCATTGTGTATGTAGTTGAATCATCTTTTGATGCTATAAGACTAGACCAAGTAGGATTCCCAGCAGTTGCAACGCTGGGCGCTAACGTATCTGCATCGCAGATTAAGTTATTAGAAAAGTACTTCAATAATGTTGTGCTTGTTGCAGATAATGACGAGGCTGGCGCAATAATGATAGATAAGTTAGTTGAAAAACTTGGCTCATTAGTCAGCGTAGTAAATATAGATAAAAAATATAAAGATATAGGCGATATGGATGATAATGCAATTAGAAGCCTTGAGTTTCAATTTGACAAATCTATATCTTCTATGTTAAACTAAAATAACAAATCGAAGGAGAAAAAATATGAGCGTTATAAAGGGACTTAAAAATATAAATGCCCTGCTCGACAAACCAAAATATGATGAAAACTCACCAAAGGTAAGATGGTTAAAACTTGCCGATGGTCAATCAGCAAAGATGCGCTTTGTTGAAGAGTTAGACGAAGACTCTGCGAACTACAATGCAGATCGTGGTCTTGCTCTAGTTGTTAAAGAACATACAAATCCAAAAGACTACAAACGTAAGGCTGTAGATACAATGGAATCAGAAGGTCGTGACTGGGCAGAAGAAATGCACAGAAAAGATCCAAAGGCTGGCTGGAGAGCACGTCTTCGTTTTTATTGCAACGTTTTAGTCGACGATGGCATTGAACCACCCTATGTGGCTATTTGGTCAATGGGTGTTAGCAAGCAATCAGCATTTAATACAATTCGTGAGTATGCCTTAGAAACTGGCAGTATCTCAAACGTAGTCTGGAAAGTAAAGCGTAACGGTCAGGGTACTGAAACAAGTTACACAACTATTCCTAGTGCACCAGACACAGAACCATTTGACTGGTCAGCATACAAGCCTTATCCTCTTGAGTTAGCATTAAAGAAAATTCCTTATGCTGAACAAGAAGCATTTTACTTAGGCTTTGACGGTCCAACATCTTCATCTGCTACCAACGTAGATTGGTAAGATGAACTACGTAGGCTTACATTTACATACACACTATTCGTTATTCGATGGTGTTGCTACTCCAGAAGAATACGTGAACCGTGCAGTTGAGTTGGGGATGCCAGCAATTGCTATCACCGACCACGGTACTTTATCTGGGCATAGGGAACTGCACCGTATTGCAAAAGCAAATAATGTAAAGCCTATCCTTGGTTTAGAAGGATACATGTGTGCAGACATATCTGATAAAAGAGATAAGTCTGAAAGAGAAAGTCAACAAGATCTTGTCTATAATCACATTATCCTTCTAGCCAAGAACCAAAAAGGTTTAGAAAATCTTAATAAGATTAGTGAAATTGCATGGACAGATGGATTTTTTAAGAAGCCAAGGTTTGACTTTGAAATATTGCAAAAATATAAAGAAGGTATTATTGTAACCTCTGCCTGCCCAAGCAGCGTTTTAGTTAAAGCGTTAGAAGAACAAGAATTTGCTCTTGCTAAAAAACATATAAAATGGTTTAAAGATAATTTTGGTAGCGATTATTACATTGAGGTAATGCCACATAACACTCCTGAAATAAATAAATATTTACTTGAACTTGCAGATGAGTTTAACATAAAGGCTGTTGTAACTCCAGATTGTCATCATTCAGATACATCTCAAAGAGAGATACAAGAATTTAAATTACTTTTAAATACACATGCAAAAATTGACAAAGAGTCATCATACGAAAAGTCTAAAAAGAAAAAAGATATGATGGAAAGACTTGACTACCTTTACGGCGCTGACCGTAATATAACATTTAATAAGTTCAATATTCACTTAATGTCTTATGAAGAAATTAAAGCAGACATGCAAAAACAGGGTATTGATAGAGAAGACATATACTCAAATACACTGCTATTAGCAGATACGGTAGAAGAATATAACATTCAAGATGGATTAAATCTTCTTCCAGTTCAATATAAAAATCCAGATCAAGAGTTGTCAAACCTAGCACTTGCAGGACTTGAAAAATACAGGCTTACTAATAATTGGCTTGGCAATGATGTCTATGAGCAAAGGCTTGTAGAAGAATTAGAAATTATTCGTAATAAGAAGTTTGCACCTTATTTTTTGGTGGTTAGCAATATGATTAATTGGGCAAAGAAAGAAGGAATTCTTGTTGGTCCAGGTCGTGGATCATCTGCTGGCTCTCTAGTGTGTTACTTACTTGGTATTACAACAGTTGATCCAATAAAGCATGGTTTACTGTTTTTCCGTTTTATTAATCCAGATCGTAATGACTTTCCTGACATTGATACAGATATTCAAGATACACGTCGTGATGAAGTAAAAGATTATTTGGTTAGACAATATAGACACGTTGCTTCCATTGCAACCTTTTTAGAATTTAAAGATAAAGGTGTTGTAAGAGATGTTGCAAGAGTATTAGATATTCCATTAACAGATGTCAACAAGGTTTTAAAATTAGTTGATACTTGGGATGAGTTTTGTAGATCAAAAACCACAGAATGGTTTAGAGAGAAATATCCAGAGGTAGAAATTTATGGGGAACAATTACGAGGCCGTATTAGGGGCACTGGCATTCATGCTGCTGGCGTGGTTACTAGTAAGGATCCAATCTTTAGGTTTGCGCCATTGGAAACTCGCTCTTCTCCTGGATCCGATGATCGCATACCTGTGGTTGGTGTTGACATGGAAGAGGCTGAAAAAATTGGTCTTATTAAAATTGATGCGCTTGGTTTAAAAACATTAAGTGTTATTCAAGATGCAATAGCAATGATAAAAGAAAATCATTATAAGGAAATAGATTTATTGTCTTTAGATTTAACAGATTCAAAAGTATACGAAATGCTTTCAGACGGGTATACAAAGGGCGTATTCCAATGTGAAGCAACACCATACACAAACCTTTTAGTTAAAATGGGTGTAAAAAACTTTAATGAACTTGCAGCATCAAATGCTCTTGTTCGTCCAGGAGCAATGAATACTATTGGCAAAGACTATGTTGCTCGTAAGCATGGTAAACAGGCTGTATCATATCTACATCAGATCTTAAAGCCTTACACGGAGGACACCTATGGTTGCATTCTTTACCAAGAGCAGGTTATGCAAGCATGCGTACACCTTGGACAGATGTCCATGTCTGAAGCAGATAAAGTTAGAAAAATCATTGGAAAAAAGAAAGACGCCAAAGAGTTCGATACTTATAAAGAACGGTTTATTGCTGGTGCTTCTGCCTATATTGCTCCCAATCAGGCTCGTGATTTATGGCATGACTTTGAAGCGCATGCGGGATACTCGTTCAACAAATCTCATGCGGTTGCTTATTCTACGCTCTCGTATTGGACGGCGTGGCTAAAGTATTATTATCCACTTGAGTTTATGTTTGCCCTTCTCAAAAATGAGAAAGATAAAGATGGTCGTACAGAGTATTTAATTGAAGCAAAGCGCATGGGCATATCAATTAAACTTCCACACATTAATGACTCTGACTTAGATTTTAAAATTGAGGGTAAAGGAATAAGGTTTGGACTAACTAGTATTAAATATATATCTAATAACATTGCAAACAAATACATGGCAGCAAGACCTTTTAAAACCTATAAAGAGTTAGAAGAGTTTACTTTTACAAAAGGTAATGGGGTAAATAGTCGTGCTTTAACAGCAATGCGTTTAGTGGGTGCAGCAACCTTTTCAGATAATCCTAGAAATGATACAGAAATTAAAGAAAACATTTATGAATATCTAAACCTTCCAGAGTTTAATATTTCAATTCCTTCACACTATTATGCATTTATTCAAGAGGTTTGTGACTTTGAAGAAAAGGGTTCTTTTATTTTATTAGGAATGGCTAAAGCAATCAAACGAGGAAAAGGATGGTCAAGAGTTGAAATTTTGGACAAAACTGGGTCTGTTGGCATATTTGATGATGAAGCAACAACTATTGAGACGGGTCGTACTTACTTGGTTCTTGCTAATGATAACAGGATTGTTTCTGCAGTTCCTGTTGATGAAATAAAAGGATCTCCAAACGCTCTTGTAAGATTTTTAAGTTACAAACAATTACCTTACACAGAAGAAGAAATGTTTGTTGTTTCTTTTAAACCAAGAACTACAAAGGCTGGTAAAAAAATGGCTTCACTTACTTTAGCAGACACTTCAAGAGACTTGCATTCTGTTACGGTATTTCCAACAGCATTTCCAAAAGCATACATGCATATAGAAGAAGGCAAGGCATATAGGTTTAGTTTCGGTAAAACTAAAGATGGAACAGTTATAATGGAGGATGTAAATGTCAGTTAGTGTAGAGGACGTATTGTCACAGTTAGACCCAAGAATACGTAAGCGTTTAGGTACAGGAGAAGGTATTACATTTGAGTATCAACCAACTCCAAGTTTTGGATTAAATCGTGCACTGGGTGGAGGACTACCATATGGCAGACAAGTATTAATCTGGGGAAGCAAGTCTTCAGCAAAATCATCAATGTGTTTACAAATGATTGCTTTGGCACAAAAAGAGGGCAAAGTTTGTGCATGGATTGATTCTGAGATGTCTTATTCTGAGGATTGGGCACGGCAGTTAGGAGTAGACCCCACTAAATTAATCTACTCACAAGCAAGAACTATTAGCGATATGGTAGATGTTGGCGTTGGTCTTATGAATGCTGGAGTTGATTTGATTGTAATTGACTCTATTACTTCTATGCTACCCGCAATTTATTTTGAAAAAGATACAGATGAAATGAAGGCTCTTGAAAACACCAAACAAATTGGTGCAGAGTCTAGAGACTTTAGCAATGCTTGGAAAATGTTAAACTACGCTAACAACAAGGTAAAACCTACTTTACTTGTTCTTATTTCTCAATCAAGAAATAACATTAGTGCTATGTATACTAGCCAGCAACCATCTGGCGGACAGGCTACTAAGTTTTACTCTTCTTGTATTGTTAAGTTATTTTCTTCAGAGTCTGACAATCAGGCAATTAAAGGTAAGATAAAAATTGGAGATAAATTAATTGAAGAAAAGATAGGAAGAAAGATTCGTTGGGAACTACAATTTTCTAAAACATCTCCAGGATTTCAATCAGGAGAATACGATTTTTATTTCCGTGGAGATAACATTGGCATTGATGCTATTGGAGATCTTGTTGACACAGCAGAGTCTGTTGGTTTATTAAATAGAACTGGTGCTTGGTATCAACTAGATGATGGAACTAAGGTTCAAGGAAGAGATGGAATAGTTAATAGAATAAAAGAAGATCTAGATTTACAGCAACAATTAAAAGATAAGTTGAGCAATGTCTAAAGAGTTTACTGTTTATCCAGGAAAGTTTCCATGCAAAACTTGTCAAGAAGAAGTCTTGTCTTTAAGATATTGGAAAGAAACTGGAGATGCAACTTGGATGTGTTCTAAAAAACATATATCAAAAGTTGGACTAATACCACCCAAAAGAAAGAAAAGGGATTTTATAAATGAGTGAAAGAAGTGAGTCTAAAAGAATTGGTGCTAAACAACACAAGAATTCAGGTCGCAATAATAAAAAAGGAGATGCAACATGGAGAAACTTTATTGTTGATTTTAAAGAGGTTAGCAAATCTTTTACTTTAAACAAGGATGTGTGGGCTAAGGCTGTTACTGATTCTATTAAATCAGGAACTGATAAATCTCCTGCAATAATTGTTATTTTAGGTGAGGGTAACACAAAGGTAAGACTTGCTATAATTGAAATGGATCTTTTAGAACAACTAACAGAGGGGGAATAGAGTGACACAACAGGTTCAGCCAACAGGAACGACAATAGATATGGTCAATGGTTTAACTGAAATTGCTGACTACATGAAGGATGAAGAACTAACAATGGCTTTAACAATGATTGCTAAGTTAATCATTAAGCCAGATGTTCCGCTTAATGTTGCTACCGTAGAAATCGTAAGACTTCAGGCAATAGCAGCAAAAATGTCATTTAGAGCAACTTGGATGGCTAACGTAGACAAAAGTGACAGGGCAAAAAAGAACATATATTTCACGGCAGCAGAATCAATTAACAACTTAGTCTCAGCACTCAAATACATAATACGCTAACCTGCTATACTTATATAAAACAAAGGATGAAAATGACTAAAAACTTATTAAAACAGATTATGATTAAGCAAGATGAACCAATACATAACGGAGATGTTGACTATACTGAAGGTTTGGTAGATGCTATCCAAAAAGGATACATTGCTGACATTAAGCCAAAATTTACTAAAAAATATTCTTTCTCACCATCAGGATTGGCTTGGGGGTCTGGAGAGTGTGCTCGTTTCTGGTACCTTGCATTTGATGGTCAAGTATTTTATGATGATGCAAGTCCTTACGGTGTAGCAAATAGAAATAGCGGTACTTTAAGTCATGACAGAATTCAAGATGCAATGATTAGTGCAGATATTCTTGATAAGAGTATGGAGTTTGAAACAACAGAGCGAAAGTATGGCAAACAAAAACATCCTGCATTAGAATTTACAGTTAAAGTAGATGATCCACCAATATTTGGTTATGGCGATGCAATGCTTGATTTTAATGGACAGTCTATTGTTGCTGAAATTAAAACAATGCCAAATGATGGATTTGAGTATAAGAAAGCAAGCAGGAAGCCTAAAGGTGGGCACCTAATGCAATTGTTAATGTATATGAAAATATTAAATAAAGATAAAGGCGTTTTAATTTATGAAAATAAAAACAATCACGAGTTATTAACACTTCCAGTACAGGTTAATGACGAGTATCGTAAGTGGATTGATTACGCATTTAACTGGATGAGGCAGGTCCGTAAGGCTTGGACAGACAGAGAAATTCCAGTTAAAACATATAGGTCTAACTCTAAAATCTGCAAGGGTTGTCCTATTCAAAAAGCCTGTGCAGAGGCAGAAACAGGGGTTCTTAAAATTAAACCTCTTGAGGGGCTTAGTGAAACTTTGTGAAAAGTGTAACAAAGGCTTTACACCTAAAGTAACTTATCAAATTTATTGCGGCACTGAGTGTCGATCATCTGCAACAAAAGATAAAATAGTAGAAAGATATCAATTAACTCGTAGGCAAAAAAGAATTGGAAAAGTCAGAAAATGTTTTGGTGGTTGTGGACAACAACTATCTATATATAACGATTCTGGCTTTTGTTCTAATTGCAACGTAAGTAAAAAAGAAGTAAACAAAATGTTAAAAGAGATAAAGGGGTTTTTTGATTATGAACAAGACTAATCAACCAACAAGAATTTGTTCTATTGATGCTAGTACTAATAGCCTTGCATATGCGGTGTTTGATAATAAAGACCTTAAAGAAATTGGTAAAATAAATTTTGAGGGAAATGACATATATTTAAAAGTAGGAGATGCAGCAAGAAAAACTAAAGCATATTTTGAAACGGTAATGAAGGCAGATGCTATCGTAATTGAACATACTGTATTTATGAATAGCCCAAAAACTGCTGCTGACCTTGCATTAGTTCAAGGGGCATTGCTTGGTGCTGCTGCCATGTGTGGCATTAGAACAGTGGGAAAGGTTTCTCCAATTACTTGGCAAAACTATTTAGGTAATAAAAAATTAACAAAAGAAGAACAAATGTTAATTAGATCTAAGAATCTTGGTAAATCAGATTCTTGGTACAAGTCTTTTGAAAGGCAATTTAGAAAAGAAAGGACTGTGAAATTAATTGAAATCATTTATGATAAAAATATTAACGATAATGACGTTGCTGACGCTTGTGGTATCGGTCATTGGGCTATTAATAATTGGGATAAGGCAATAGGAAAAATATAATGCCAGAACTAAATGCCAACATACCACCTATAGAGTGCTATGTTCGTGGAAACTATTTAAGGAATCAATTAGATAGTCATGACAAGTATTTCCCATGTGTTATATTTGGTGTTGCTAGTATAAAAAGCAGAAGTCCTTTATTTCACATAATGATGGAAGACGGTGGGCTATGGTGGAGATTGCCAATTAGTGCATTTTGTACAAAACCTGGAGTTCCTGAAGTAGACTTACACAATTTAGTTTTATGGAACTCCTTTAGCCATCACATATCTGTGACTAAATTTGAAAATCTTACAAACCTTAGAATGTCATATATTGATAGAACAAAGACAAGACATGATGGAACATATCTCTTTACTCTTGACTGGCATAATCCAGATGCAAACGTTATGGATGACGGGTATTCAGAAAGTCCTTCTGAGCACAAATGTGGACACGTCATACAACGAGATGATGGCAACTTTGCTGTTCAGCCCAATAATAGAGTTCGTATTTATGAACCTTCCTTTACCCTGAAAAAAGATTATGTTATTGAAAGAATAATTAATGATTATAAATGGGATGTTGAAAATCAAAATAAATGGATGCTGGAAGACTCTGATAAATTTTATTATGATATTAATACAAAAGAGGTTGACAAATAATACTATGAGTGGTAAACTGTATACAAGTGAGGTTTGGCTTCGTAAGAGATATCTTATAGATAAAAAATCTCCACAAGATATTGCTAAAGAATGTGGGGCAAGCATAGAAACAATCTATGTATACCTTGCAAAATTTGGATTAAGGAAGTCAAAACGATGAGTAATAATTTAAATATTACGGTTGATCAAGTTAATCATCCGTTACATTATACAACTGACCCAAGTGGCGTAGAGTGTATAGAAATTACAAGACACCGAAATTTTAACATAGGGAATGCTTTTAAATATTTGTGGAGGGCGGGATTAAAAGATGAGGCTAAAACAATACAGGATTTAGAAAAAGCAATTTTTTATATTAAAGATGAAATAAATAGATTAGAAGGTAAATATCATGTCAACTGAGTCAGACTTAGTAAATCATCTTGATGAAGTAAACAAAGTCGTTGCAGAGTATCTTAAAGGTCAAGATCCTACAAAAATTTCTAAAGAGTTAGATATTCCAAGAACTCGTGTTGTTTCATTAATTAATGAGTGGAAGGTTATGGCATCTGCTAATGATGCTATTCGTGCTCGTGCCAAAGAGGCACTTGCTGGCGCTGATGCACACTACAGTAAATTAATAACAAGATCTTATGAAGTTATTGATGAAGCATCAATGACAAATAATCTTAGCGCAAAGACTCAAGCAATTAAGTTAGTTATGGATATTGAAAAATCTAGAATTGAAATGTTACAAAAGGCTGGATTGTTAGAAAATAAAGAACTTGCAGAAGAAATGATTCAAATTGAAAAAAGGCAAGAGGTATTGGTTGAAATACTTAGAGAGATTGCTTCTACGCATCCAGAAGTGCGTGATTTAATTATGCAACGTCTTTCTCAGATTGCCAAAGAAGGAGAAGTGATTACAATTGTCCACGATGTTCAATGATTTTCTTGAAGTATTAAAAGAAAATCAATTTGAAGAAAAGCCAGTAGACGCAAAAACATTTGTTGAGTCTTCTGAATATTTAGGACAACCACCATTATCTTCAATTCAATATGACATTGTAGAAGCAATGAGTCAAATATACAAAAAAGAAGACTTACAAGAATTATATGGATCTGTAGAGGGGGCAAGATATTATGATAAATATACTAAAAATGAAATCATTTTACAGTTGGGCAAAGGTTCTGGTAAAGATTTCACCTCTACTGTTGCTTGTGCTTATATTGTTTATAAGTTACTATGTCTCAAAGATCCTGCAAGATATTTCGGAAAACCAAGTGGAGATGCAATAGATTTAATTAACGTTGCTATTAACGCACAACAAGCAAAAAATGTTTTCTTTAAAGGTTTTAAAACAAAGATTGAGAAGTCTCCGTGGTTTGCTGGTAAGTATAACGCTAAAGCAGATTCAGTTGAGTTTGATAAATCAATTACAGTTTATTCTGGTCACTCTGAAAGAGAATCGCATGAGGGTTTAAACTTATTGCTTGCAGTGCTTGATGAGATTTCTGGTTTTGCATCTGAGGTTGGCACTGGTAATGAACAAGGCAAAACTGCAGAAAATATTTATAAAGCATTTCGTGGATCTGTAGATTCTCGTTTTCCAGATCTTGGTAAGGTAGTTTTACTTTCTTTTCCACGGTATCAAGGAGACTTTATTTCTAAAAGATATGATGATGTAATTGCAGAAAAAGAAACAATAGAAAAGAAACATATTTTTATTATGAATGAAAACTTACCACACAATGACATAAATAATCAATTTGAAATTAGTTGGGAAGAAGATAGCATTATTTCATATAAGGTTCCAAAAATTCTAGCACTTAAAAGACCAACATGGGAAGTAAATCCTACTAGAAAGATAGATGATTTTAAACTAGCATTTTATACAGACTTAGGAGATGCAATGATGCGTTTTGCTTGTGTTCCTACATATGCGTCTGATGCGTTTTTTAAACAAAAAGATAAGTTACAAAAATGTATGAATACCAGAAACCCTGTAGATTCTTTTAGAAGGTTTGACGAAACATTTAAAGCAGATCCAGAAAAAATATATTATATCCATGCTGACCTTGCACAAAAACATGACAAGTGTGCTGTTGCTATTGCTCATGTTGATAAATGGGTTAATATTCAGGTTATTAAAGATTATGAGCAGGTAGCCCCTATTGTTGTTGTTGATGCCGTTGCTTGGTGGGAGCCAAGAGCAGAAGGACCAGTGAATTTATCAGAGGTAAAGCAGTGGATTATTAACTTACGTAGAGAAGGTCTCAACATTGGTATGGTTTCTTTTGACCGTTGGCAATCATTTGACATTCAAAATGAGTTGCAGGCTGTTGGAATTAGAACAGAAACAGTATCTGTTGCTAAAAAACACTACGAAGATTTGGCTATGATGATTTATGAAGAGCGTGTTGCAATGCCAATGATTCCATTGCTGCTAGAAGAAATGTCAGAATTAAAAATAATGAAAGGCAATAGAGTTGACCATCCTCGAAAAAAATCAAAAGATTTAGCGGATGCAGTTTGTGGAGCGGTATTTTCAGCAATTTCACATACTCCAAAGACTAATAATACAGAGATAGAGGTCCACACTTGGAGTTCTGCAACACGACTTGCGGAGAAGCAGCAACGTATGGTAGAATTAGATAGTCGGGAAATACCTAACGATGTTAAGGATTTTCTAGATAAACTAAACTTAATATAAACTAATAAGGAGAAGAATGAATTCATTTAAGAAACTTGCCACAGTCTTGGCTGCAGCCTTGACACTTGGCGTGATGTCGGCACTTCCGACACAGGCTACAGTATATGCTGACGTTGTCACCATCGATGCCGTAGCAGATACAATTAATCCTGGTGAGACTGCAACAGCAGTAGTATCAGTATCATTTTTGGGAACAAGTATTGGAGATACCGTTTCGGTAATATCTGCAGTACTATCTGCCCCATCTACTGCTAGCGTTCCACAGTTTGCCGTTACAGAAACATCTAGCGCAACAGTGGCACTATCAGCAGACACAAAAACAGCAGCAGTATCTCCAGCAACTAATACTTCTGGTTATGTTACTGCAAAGTTGACATCATCATTTTATGTGCCTACCGTCGCTGGATCATATGTAGTTAGATTTATCCCTACATTGACTAGCGCATCTGGTTCAGTTACATCTGCTGCCCTTACATGGACAGTTACTGTTACCGCTCCAGATCTTAAGGCATCAACTGCTTATACAACATCTATTTTAAATGCTGGTGAAACAATCTCAGCAACAACAGATGCTACTGTATATGCTTCAAAGACAGTCTCATCTGATGCAGCAGCAGTTATTGTTTTAACTCAAAAGAATGCTGTTAATGCTTCTGCTTCAGAATCTGTTACAGCAACAATTTCAGGAGCGGGTATGTTGGGTTATGGTACAAACCATACAACAATTAACGGTCTTGGTAGATCATTAGTTGTACCTGCAGGAAACTACATTGGAGTATTCTCTGATGGAACATCTGGCGTAGGAACAATTACTCTTACTTCACAATCTGGAGCATTGTTAGCAACAGAAAAAGTAACGTTTTATGGTGACATTGCCAAAGTTGTTACAACTGTAAAGAAGCCAGCAATTGCTGTAGGTTCTAATGCAGACGCAATTTCTGCCGTAGCATATGATGCTGCTGGCGTAGTTGTAGGAGCAGGAACATTAACAGTTACTTCAAATGATCTTACAGTAATCAGCAACTCAGCAACAACTGCTTCTATTTCTAATGGTGAAGCGTTGTTTTCTTTGGCTGGTGTTAAGACTGGTTCAGCAGGTGTAGTAGTAAAGAGTGGAACAATCTCTGCAGACACAGTTACTGTGCGTGTAGAGGCTGCCGTTGCTTCTATTAAGTTGGCTTTTGATAAAGCAAACTATGTAGCAGGAGAGCAAGCCACAATTACTCTTTCACCAGTTGATGCAACAGGTGCCGTATTGTCTGGAAAGACATATGCTAACCTACTTGCTTCTACAGGAATTACTACAAGTTATTCTTTTGGTGGATCAAGCGATACCATTACTGCAACATCTATTACAACTGACGCAAATGGTGTAAAAACTTACAAGGTTTACATGCCATTATCTGCAGGAGCAGTTACTATCAGCGCAACTGGTGGAACTGATTTACCAGTAGCGGGTCAAGTAAAGGTGTCAGCATCTGCAACAGTAACCGATTCAGCATCACAAGCACTTGCTGCTGTGGCTGCATTATCTGTAACCGTTGCACAACTTAAGACATTAATTACAACCTTAACTAATCTTGTATTAAAGATTCAGAAAAAGGTTAAGGCTTAACAACTCCTTATAAAAATTGAGGGTAGATTAATTTCTACCCTCTTTTTTATTGCATAAAAATGGTATAATTACTAATATAATTACACATAGGAGACCACCACTCAATTGACCAATCTCAAACGAAGACTAGTATTAGCCTTTGGGGTAGGGTTGTGTTTAACAATTTTTGGGATAATGGCTCCTGATCGTGCTCATGCTACAGAAAATCAAGAACAAGTTGTTGTAAGCCCTGCTCAACAAGCAGTTAATACAGCCCTTGCAACAGCCACTACAGAGGTTCAACAGGCTATTACAGCCACGGATACTGCCACCGCCACCATAGCCGTAGCAGTTGCTGAAAGGGTAGAGGCTCAGGCAGCGGTAGATACAGTGACAGCCACAATAGCAGTAGCACAATCAGACGTAGCCTTAGTAGACACAGCGACAGCCACAATTAGTTCTGTAGATTTATCTGTTACACCAATAGATCAAAGTTCGCAGGTAGTTCAAGATGCTAAAAATACTATTATTACAGCACAAACCTCCATAAATAATATTGACACATCAACTGCACAAGTACAAATATCTGAAGTCATTGCAGCAAAAACAGCAGCAGCAACAGCACAAGCAACTGCACAAACCGAACTAACTCAAGCCAACATTGCAATTGATAATGCACAAACAGCAGTTAATAATTTGCAAGCCACCATTGGAACTAGCACAAATGTTTTGGCTGGAGTAGATGATGCTGGTGTTCAAATGAATCTTCCGTTCGGAATGCAAATGGGTGGAACTGTTTACAACAATGTATTCGTTGGATCAAATGCAACAATAACATTTGGAACAAATGAAGGATGGGTTTATCATACAACTCCAGGAGCACCTTCAGTATCTATTGCTGGATGGGACTGGACTACTTGGAGTACAGGAACTGGAATTACATATTCAACCACTGGAACAAGTTTAGATATTGCTTGGGATTTAAGACCATTTCCACAACAAGATGCTTCTACTCAAATGGTTCAGGTAAGATTTAATGCTGATGTAAATCCAAATGATGGTGCATGGATGGCAAATGTAACTGCTAATGGACCAATACCAGATCAAGCGAGATTTAATGTTAGAGAAACAACTAACGGTGCACTCATTCCAATTACAGATACTAATGTTGGAGCAGGTTTTGCTGGACAAATAAGTCAAGGTGCAGCATTTACTCC